GTTCGGTGGCGAGATTCAAAAGAAAGGTAAGCACTCTCGTGTTGGCAAAATTGTTTTCGTACCCCATGAAGTTTCTTTCATGGAATATGCTGGTCGTGTGATCAACTTGTCGAGGATTTAATTATGATTAGGTTTTTTATTGGTCTCTTAATTATTTTCGGTGTTTCTGGTGGTCTTGACAATGCTAGTGATGCTGATTTACCTTACCTACTTCTGGCTTGTGCTGGTGGATTTTTGCTGATGATTATCGGTTCTCAATCAATGGAGCGAAAAAATGATTGATCTAAATAAACTCACCCCAGAAGAAATCGAAGAACTGGAAAATTTGGAACTGCAAAAGCAATATGAGTTTATGTCTTATGCAGATGAATGTGCAAATGATGATGCGCAATATTATGGAGAACATTAATATGAATACAATTGAATATCGTGGTCAAACTTTTGATCGTAGTCATGGTAGCCCATTTGATCGTGGTGCTGCTGATAGCTGGTATAGTCGTCCGCAAGACCCGCACTGGTATCCTGAGGGATCCTATCGTGGCGATCGAGTTGAACCTAAAGACATGAGTATTGCTGAGATGCGTGCTTATTTTATGGGTTATGAATATAATGAACAGTTTGGTGGCAAAAAAGATTATGCGTGATTTGGTTTTTTACATTATACAACCTGCGATTATTATCTTCGCCATTGTTGTGTTTGTTTCAGGTTTCTTTTAAGAAAAGTCTTTGTGGAGGAATATCCTTGGTAGACTTTAAACAGCCAAAACAGCATCTGAGTGTTTACTACTATCAACTATGCCAAAGAAAGTAGTACTAATTTTGAAAAGGAGTTGTTATGTTAGCATATTGTGACTATATCGCTAAAGTTATTAGCGAAGCAATGAAGAAAGATGCGGATAAGTATAGTTCTTACATTGATAATGTTGGAAAGACGCAATGGGATTTAGATCCACAAGGAAAGTTTTTATCTACTCGCAAGACTATGTCTGTGATTGATAGAAATGGTAAAGCGTATCGTGTGACAGTAGAGGAAGTTAAATGACAGAATTTTTGAAGTGGTTAGGAACTGCGTTGACTATTGCTGGCGCAGTTGCAACTTCATTGGCTATGGATCCATTGAACGTGTATCTGTTTAATGCTGGTGCAATTACTTGGCTTGCTGCTGCAATAAGGATGAAAGAGAAAAGTCTTATTGTAGTCAATGCTGGGTTGTTGGCTGTATACATCTTTGGAGTTATCTACAGACTGCAATAATAAAATAAGTTGACATTAAAATGAAAGTAGTGTATAATTCAATTAAACCTAGAAATCCTATAGCAAAGGATTTGCGCACTCCCAAGTATCGTATGAGAAAGGTGGAGTCTAAGGTTCAGTACACACGTCAACCCAAGCACAAGAAAGGTAGCTATGAATATCAATATTGAACTTAACAAACCAGACTTACATAAGTCAGTTATTGTTAAGTCGCACGCATATGACCTTGTAGAATTTACAGTTAAACAAGTGTCCTTCGATAAAGATGGTAAGGAACTGACGAATAGTTATCATACTACCTTTTACAACACAAAAGAATTTAAAGATTTTTTCCAACCATTAGTTAATGAATTAAAAGTGAGATTTGATAATGACGATGCAAACAGTATTCAAGAATGATAAAGAGTTCGAAACTTTCAAAGAGTGGACACATGGACTACTACGAGACGCAAACACAAAAGATCTGTGCATTACTTTTACCAAAAAAGATGGTACAGAAAGAAAAATGTTATGTACTCTCTGCGAGGGAAGAATACCTGCAGACAAGATGCCCAAGGAAGAAACTGCGAGTAGCCAGACTTCTGGATCCGCAGTACGAGTCTTCGATACAGAAAAACAAGAGTGGAGATCCTTCCGTTGGGACTCCGTAATTAAAGTGGAGTTCTCGCTGTGAAAACAATTATTGCTATGTTTGGTGTCACTGTTGGTGTCATCATTATTATTGGTTTGGCAGTTCTTCTGCCAATTTTATATCTCTGGGCACTAAACACTTTATTCCCTATGCTCGCAATCCCCTATACATTAGAGACTTGGTCTGCAGCAGTTTTGTTGCACATCTTCTTCTCAAAATCAATTGAAATTAAAAAGGATAAATGATGAATTACGTATTGACACCTGAACAGAAAACTGATCTACAAAAAGCCATTCGTGAAATCAGCAACTCTATGATTCGAACTGAAGCAGAACGTGATTTGATTAAAGAAATTGTCAAAGAACAATCTGACCAGTTGCAAATCCCAAAGAAAATTATCAACAAGATTGCTAAAACTTTTCATAAGCAGAGTTTGCACCAAGAAGTTGCAGACCATGAAGACTTCGTTGAATTGTATGAGAAAGTGACCAGTGCTGGTACACAGAAAAACACCACCCAACCATAAGCACAGTCTTTTATATCTCATGGGTGTCACATGGAAATATGACACCATGTTCAACTCCACATTCACAGAACAAAACCTACAAGATTTGTTGTATGATGCTGGAGTTGAAACTATCGCAGTAGATTATGAACCCAGCGATACATATGAGAGTTTAGTGGAAGATTTGAAAGAACTCGCTACTGATGTAGATTATATAATGGGTTATAGTTTTGGGTGTTTTCTTGCTATAGCATCATCAACAGAAAATACCAAAGGGATAATTTTACTTGATCCTAATGCAGAAATAAATCATAATCAGAAGAAGTATATTGAGGATATAGAAACTGCCAATAGGTTTTTTGAGAGGGATTTATCCACTAAAAATAAAAATATTGGAGTGGTCGATAGATTGATTATTTCACCAAACAAAACTAAAACATTATTGTTGTTTAGTGAGTGGGGTAATTCTAATAATTCTCTATGCACAAATGGAATGTATTTAAAATTTTTGGGTGAGAAGAAAAAGGTTGTTATAAAGAATTCTTCACATTACGTAATGTTAGAACCAGCTAGATATATTCTAGCCAAAGAAATAATGGAGTTTATTCGTGCTTGATTATCCTGCTTGGAAAAATGGTAAGTATTGTAAAGTCAAAGACCTAACAGTTTCTGTTTTAGATCTTGGCTTAATTCATTGTGATGCAACTTATGATGTGCTTGCAGTGAGGAATGGTGAAATTGAAAACCTAAATGCACACCTGAGTAGATTCATCCGCAGTTCTCAGGGATGGAGAATCCCTGTTGAGTACTCTGATAACGACATCGAGATAGTTATTCAAACATTGGTAGCTATGGCACCGACTGACGATCTATTAGTTTGGATCGGTTTGACTAGAGGTATACCTACTTCTGGTAACCCAAGAGATTTAGCCAACTGTAAACCGAATCTCTTCATCTATACCAAACCCTACTATGGGTTCAATAAAGAAAATACAGCTACAGTTTGCTTAGCGAAGCAAAAAAGAAATACATCTATTGATCAAACGATGAAGAACTTTGCTTGGAATGATTTAAACCTTGCACAGTGGGAAGCAATCGATCGTGGATATGATACTGCTGTGTTATTAGACCATGGTGGACTTATTACTGAGGGTCCAGGATTTAATGTTGGGTTTATTCGAGGTGGAAAGGTGTACGCACCTGCCACGAACTGTCTTAAGGGTACTGTGATGGAATTAGTTAAATCCTTATGCGATAGAAATGGTATTTGGTTTGAGTATGGTAATATCCTACCATGGTTTGCTGAAACATCTGATGCAATGTTTCTGACATCAACAGCTGGAAATATAATTACAGTGAAGTGTTTTGAGGGTAAGTATTTTAATGATAATGATACCTTACAATATCTACAACAGAGGATTACATAATTTATGCTATTGTTTAAATATTTAGATAATTTACCTAAAGTTCCAGAGCATTTAATACCAACAGAAGTTGATATTAATGACAAGCGTAACTATACTGCAGAGATGAGAACAATGAAATCTTCTTCTGGAGATATACCAAACATTCTTTACACTAGAAATAATGCTAGTAAAGAATTAAACGACTGGATTGTTAATAACATCTCTGATAAGTTATTTTTACCTAGTATTCAGATATCACATTATATTGGTGGCTCTAATACACATCTAGCCCATACAGATTCATTCCCAAGGAAATGGGTTTTAAATTATGTTTATGAGAGGGGAGGAGAAAATCCTTCAACTAATTTTTATAGAGAAAAATCAAACCCTCTAATTCGTCCACATCTAACTAAACCAGAAAATAAAGATAAACTTGATTTAGTGAAATCTGTTCATGTTGATACTCACAGATGGTGGATTCTTAATGCTCTAGTTATACATGATGTTGTTGGTATAACAGGAAAGAGAAGTGCAATCACAGCTGGGATTGGTGCAATGAACCCATTCTCAGTTCTACGTGGTTATGAAAATTTAGACTTTAGTAAAATCCAAAACGACAATTGATATGGTTACAACAGAAATTAGTTTAGAACAAAATAAACATCTACTATTCCTTTTACCTGGACAGAGTTTATCGCCACGTGCTTTCTGGGACTTTAAACTTTCAGATGGTCACACGCACATAGACTATTTTCTTGGTGCTGGTATCGATGTAATCTTATTTGATCCATGTGGTTATGGTGAGAGTACTGACTATTATCAGTATGACAGAGTTGGATATGCAGATCAGATTGAATCTGCTATTAAAGAACTTAAGAAAGAATACGTTTCCAAAACTATATTTGGTTTCTCAACATCAACTGCTCCTGCGTTGATTGCTGGAGAAAGAGGTTTATTCGATAAGATTATCATTCACAGTCCATCTGTTCGCATGGATAAAAGATATTATGTTGAGTTTGACACAGAATATTTTGAAACTGGCATCGAGAAACTTAAAAAAGAAAGACTCGAAAAGATTAGTGACAAGTTGATTGGCAAACCAAATAGAATTGACGGATGGGAACAAAAGATTCTTGATGTTGTTGGCTCTACAACATGGAAAGTTCCATCGCAACCTGTTTATGATATCAACAATTATTGGGTTGATACTGGTCAACTTGGGTTCGATCCTGCAAAGGTTCCACCGATCCTAAGTATTATCGGTGAGTATGACTATGAGTCTACCACAGGTGGATATGATACCCTTAAGGGACTGTTTCCAGACTCCAAGGAAGTAATTATCCCTCAGTCTACCCATTTCTCTATGTGGGAGAATTCATCGGCTCTAACTCGCTTGGAAATGATCCAATGGGTCTTGAAATAACCCTACACTTTGCAGGGTTATTAAAAATAATGCTTTACAATAATTCAAAAGTAGGGTATAATTGTTA